ATAAATGTAAGTATAGAATAGGTCTTACAGGTACACTAGATGGTACTAAAACACACAAGTTAGTATTAGAAGGACTGTTTGGTACAGTCAATAAGGTTGTATCTACAAGTGAGTTACAAGAAAGTGGTAAGTTGGCTGCCTTAAAGATTATCTGTTTAGTTTTAAAACATGACAAGGATGCCAGTCATATGTTAAAAGATAAGACTTATCAGGAAGAGATGGATTATTTGGTCTCAAATGAGAAAAGGAATAAATACATAAGAAATTTGACCTTATCTTTACAAGGTAATACTTTATGTCTATTCCAATATGTTGAAAAGCACGGCAAGATATTAAGAGAACTTATTGAAAAGAAGGCCGACAAACACAACATATTTTATGTCCATGGAGGAGTAGAAGCTGATGAAAGAGAAAAGATTAGAGAGATCACAGAAAAGTCCGATAACGCAATTATTATCGCTAGTTACGGTACCTTTTCTACTGGTATCAATATCCGTAATTTACACAATATTGTTTTTAGTAGCCCTAGTAAATCTCGTATAAGAAAACACAATATTGTTTTTAGTAGCCCTAGTAAATCTCGTATAAGAAATTTACAATCAATAGGTAGAGGCCTGAGATTAAAAGATAATAACTCGGCAGCCACACTATACGATATTGCTGACGATTTAACATACAATGAGAAAGAGAATTACACCCTGGCTCATTTTAGAGAACGGATAAATATTTACAATGATGAAGATTTTGAATATGAAATCCATAACGTGGAGTTAAAGTAATGCAAAAAGTAAAAGTAATTAAACTAGATAACGGCGATGATATTGTCTGTGCTTTTCCGAAAGAACAGTTAGAAGAAAAAACCGGTTTGATTAGATTAGTTAAACCTTTATTAATTAAGTATGTACCTCAATTAACACCACAAGGGTTCAAAGACTATGTGGCTTTAATTAAATGGGCCGCCTATACGAATGATGAGATTATAACTATCCCAATAAAAAAGATATTGACGATAACAAATGCCAGTTCCGAAATGGTGAAATCCTTTGAGCATATGTCTAATGATTATCAGAAGCTGGAAGCCCCTAGAAAAGAAGATAACTATAGAAAAACAATGTTCTCTAAACAAGAGAATGCCAAGATCAATGAAATATTTGATGAGTTCAATGATGACTATGATGATAATGGTAATGGGCCAGGAACAGTCCACTAAGCTGGAGCTTATTCCTCAAAACGCTACACCGCTCATTATATTACAAGTTAAACAAAAAGTCAATGCTCCTTTAAATTAGAATGAACATTGACAAATACAACTGTTTATGTTATATTAATAATTATGAAAACAAAAAAGAAAAGTGAACATTATGTTAACAATGCCGACTTTCTGGAGGCCATGAAAGGCTACCGAAAAGAAGTTAACAAAGCAATAAAAGATAAGAAAGATAAGCCACTAGTTGGTAACTACATTGGCAGTTGTTTCTTAAAAATAGCGAATCACCTATCATACAGACCGAATTTTATCAATTATACATTTAGAGATGATATGATCTCCGATGGTATAGAAAACTGTTTACAGTACCTTGACAACTTTAATCCTGCTAAATCAAAGAATCCATTTGCCTACTTTACACAAATAATATACTTTGCTTTTGTAAGAAGAATACAAAAAGAAAAGAAACAAGTTACTATAAAACAAAAACTAATAATGGATAATAACTATGATGATATTACTTTACAACCAGGTGAAGACAGAGAGTTTAAAAATCAATTCAAAGAATACTTACAAAAGAATATGAGAATGGACGAACCTGTTAAGAAAGAAAAGCCAAAGGTAAAGAAAAAGAAAAAAGTAAAGTCATCTAAATTTTTTGCTTAATGATAATTAAAAATATTGTAATAGTCGGTGGTGGAACGGCTGGCTGGGCAACTGCTCACCATTTCCTAAACAAGACTTCAGACGACACAAAAATAACTGTAGTTGCTAGTAAAGAAATACCTATTATAGGTGTTGGTGAAAGTACAACTGGTCGTTTTAATGATCTAATTAATTTAACTGATAACATAACAGGTTTAAATGAAAGAGAGTTTTTTAAAGAAACAGATTCAACATTTAAACTAGGTATTAAACATACTGATTGGCACACAAAAGGTAAATCTTTTTATTCTCCTATTGGTGATAACTATTCAAATCATTATAAATTTCCACATGAAGATTATGATAATTATAGAATATATCATATAGCTGATAATAAAGACTATAATAAAACCTTTCAATCTCGTTTAATGGCAGAAAACAAATTACATTTTTTTGATAATGATAAGTCTGATATTTATGATAAAGTAAAACATATTCCAGTAGCTTATCATTTAGATACTTACAAAGTAGGACAATATTTAAAAAGAAAAGCCATTAACCTTTCTAAATGTAAATACATTGATGACCAGGTTATAGACTTTAAACAAGATGAAAAAGGCTTTGTTAAGAGTTTAAAAACAAAAAAAGGTAAAACAATTAAAGGTGATTTGTTTATAGATTGTACAGGCTTTGCTAAAGTATTAATTGATAAGGTTGAAAAGAATGATTGGATATCTTATGAAGATGGCCTACTAGTTAATAGTGCTTTAAATTTTAACTATCAACTAGAAGAAGATGAAGAAATTAAAACTTACACTCATGCTTGGGCTCAAAAATATGGTTGGTGTTGGGAGATACCTACTCAAAAAAGAATGGGTTGTGGTTATGTGTTTAGTGATCAATTTACAGATTTTGATAAAGCACATGATGAAATATCTAAAAAGATGAAACGAAAGATAGATGTACAAAGACAGATCAAATTTAAAACAGGTAGATTAAGTAAATTTTGGTGTAAGAATGTATTATCAACTGGACTTTCAAGTGCTTTTATAGAACCGTTAGAGGCGACTTCTATACATGCTACAATAATGCAAGTTACACACTTTATAGAAAACTATTTTAAATCAGATATGCCATTTGAATGTGAATTATTACATGAACAATATAATATTGAAATGGGCGATATGTGGGATAACATAAGAGATTTTATAGTATTTCACTATATAACTCCTAGAAAAGATACAGAGTTTTGGAAAGAGTCAGCCAAACCAGATAAATGGTCAAAAAGATTAACAAAATTAATGGGGTTGTGGAAACATAGAATGCCTAGAGAGATTGATTATGTAAGTGATAAGGCTAATAATTTTTACAATATAGGTAATACATTATGGTATCAAATAGCTATTGGTATGAAACTATTAGACCCTAAACTAGCAAAGCAAGAACTAGTAAATTATAATCTATATGATGAAACAAAAAACCTTTACAAAAATATTACAAATAATATTAAACTATCTATACCAAAAATGATAAAAACAAACGAGTATTATAAAAACTTATGAAACTAGCACTATTAAACGACACACACTTTGGTTGTAGAAATGACAACCCAGCTTTTATACAACATCAAAATAAATTTTATGATGAGGTGTTTTTTCCATATCTAATAGAAAACAATATAACAACGCTTGTACACCTTGGTGATGTTGTTGATAGAAGAAAATTTATTAATCATAATACAGCACACAACTTTAGAGAAAAGTTTTGGAATAGACTAGCTAATTTAAAAATAGACACACATATTATTATTGGTAACCACGATACTTACTATAAGAATACAAATGAAGTAAATGCCATTGAAAACTTAAATGTAGGACCAGATGTTAAAATATACACACAACCAAGAGAAGTAGAATTTGATGGTACTAAAATACAATTCTTACCATGGATTTGTGATGATAACTATGATGATTCAATACACGCCATAGACCACTCAAATGCTGATATATGTTTTGGTCATTTAGAGATAAAAGGTTTTGAAATGCATGGTGGTCATATGAACGAACATGGTTTAAGTAGAGATCAATTTAGAAGATTTGAAAAAGTATTATCAGGACACTTTCACAAAAAATCAGATGATGGCCATATCTATTATCTAGGAACTCAATATGAAATTATGTGGTCAGATTATAAATGTCCTAAAGGTTTTCATATCTTTGATACAGCTACAAGA